AGATCCACTCATCCATTTTTCAGAGAATCCATCGGCAAACTTCCAATTTGCTCCATCCGACGCAGCTTGACCGTCATACTTATATCCAGAACCCATTCCCCAAGATTGGGAAATTGGATATGCGGCAAGTGTATATTTTACAGGAACCTCTTTAGATTCACATGTTTTTAGAACAAGATAAAAGCGCGGATTTACTATCTTGTTGCAAGCTATAGAAGATGCTATATCACTCAAATCAAATTGTAGCAATGCTCTAGACAACACGGCACCTTGAGTAACTTGACTGGTTTGGATATATGAACTTGATACAACTCTTGGGTCAGTTGAACCCGAATTAAAAGAAGCGGACATTGAACCGCTTAAAAGTTCAATACTTGAACTGGTGAAAGAAATTAATGTGGAATATGTACCTTCACTTGAGCAACTGCCATAAGATACCCGTTTTTCAACTTCAAGAATTTCGTCCAAGCCCATGTTTTTGAACATGAACGCTGGCTCATTGCTGATGGTAGTATCTTTGGTTGGATATAAAAAGTAATGCATGTGCTATATTCCTTACTTTATAAATATACACCCGACATATATTTGGGGCTATATTTATGCCACTCTGCCAATAATGTCTTTGGACGGAAAGCGAACTTCAAATACGGATGGGTCAACGGATGGATATACAACCTTGTCTTTGGTTGCTTTGAGTATGTCATATTCATACGGTGAATAGTCGCCGTCGCGGGTAGTCAAATTCTTTACTTTTAATGAAGAAACCGACTGTACGCCGTCTACTTTGGCTATTTCTAGCTCCAATCTGCTCAAGTTGATAGGTTGGCAGAATTGAATATTGTTTATATCAAAGAAATTTTGAACCAAAGTTAAGCAATTAGCCAAAACTTCACGTTTATTATAGTTTTTATAAGCAACAATAGTAAAATCCACGCCAATATTGATGATATATCCATCAATCAAATTGACGCTATCTGTCAACATTCTATATTGATTTAGATAGTTTGTTAAGTTTTGACGAATAGCCTCGTTGGTGTTAATCAAACGTTGGTTGGTGTCGTATCCTAGAATATACAAGTTTACAGCAAATGGGTTGTTTGGTGCTATATACTTTGTGTTTGTACTAGCAGGTGACAATGAACTTGTAACAGTGTCATTTGGTTGAGCCTGTATGTTTGCCGGATCTAATTGAGAGTCTGTTACGGCGTATGCCTTGGCAATAGAACCAAACTTTGACGGCATTCCGTATGTTCTTACAACATAATCTTTTTGTGTAACTGCTCTACCTTGAGATGCGCAATTGGCAAGTGCATTGTTTCTAATTTCGTCGTCTGTTTCTGGACCACGACCACCAGAAGCTGGCACTGGGTTGTTTACTTTGATAGAACGTCTTACAAGGCTGGTTAAATTTTGTTCAAACACAGGCAACTCGGTAATATCACCAAAGAATTCTATGTTGGTTGTATTCTTGATAGCGTTGGCATTTACATTACTCTGCAATCCACCGCCGGTGATATATCTGATTGTTAATGTTGTATTGCTTGGTGCTTGTCCAAATGCTCTTGATGACAAGAAATTTGCTGGATCATACGAAACACTTTCGTTTCTAAATGTAGAAGGTTTCCCAACGGTATAAACATTCGGGATAATAATTTCGTCATCTGATATATTTGTACCAGAACCAAATTCCAAGAATGTTGTATTGTCCGCTTGAACTCCGGTGACAAATCTCTTTGAAGTTCTTAAATATTTTAGCAAGAATGGAACGGTGTCTCTGTATGTAGAAAGTGACATGTCGTTCTTGAATATGTTTTCAGACTCTATAGGAACCAAGTCTTGTGCAAGATAATCTGTTTCATACCATCTATTGCCGTCAGCGTCATATACATCAAATACTTCAATGATGTTTGTGTCAGACAAATATATCTTGTAAAATGGTGTAGCAGCCGAAACGGAAACATCTTTAGAAACGATTTGACCGGAGAACGCATCAACCGTTTTCTTTAATACATAAAATTCAGGTTGTCCTGCTGGATTTCTTTGATATACGGAAATTTCTAATGGGTCATTCTTGGTGTCAACCGTGAAGTCAACCGGTACGCTAGTTAAGAACGGAACTCCTGTATCACTTACAGTGGCCATACCAGGCTTTATTATTTGAGCATAGCTCATATCTGGAGATGGATTTCCATCACTGTCCAATTTTGCAGGTATCAATTGATATACATCCAACTTTGTTACACTTGGTCCGGATGGTTTTGTTTTATAACTTAAAGAGCGTGCCGAATCAATAATATTTTGGCGTTCTTCTGCATTTGCAAGCATAGACTCTTTAAATTGATAATCTATATAGTATGACAACACGTCGCCAACATATGCCGCCATTTCAATAAACATCATACCCGTAGATGCTTCACTAAAGTCTTTATATGAGTTTGGGTAATATGTTTTAGCAAATTCCGTCAAAGAAGATTTTAACTGTGAAAAATCCTTGTTGAGATATTTAATGTCTCGTTTGCCTGGTTGAAAAGATTTTGGTGTGTCTAAAATCATATGTTGTTGGTGGTCATTGCTACGTCTAAATTTTGAGTTTGGGTGATTCCAGCTGACGGAACCGTAAATGAAACAGAAACATTTAATCTGTTATAGTTGCCGTCTTGATTGTTTTCGACGTTTATAGATTGAACATTAACATAACCCATCCAACGAGCAATATCTTTTCTGATAGTGCTGTCGATGATTGGAGTCAAATCTTCTGTATTGTTCTCAAACAAAACAGACCATAGACCAGATCCAAATTCTGGACTCATACGACGCTCGCCTTTTTTTGTCTTTAACAACAAATTGAGGTTGGACTTTACTTGCTCAAGCACACTATAACTTTGGTTAAAATAACCTTGAGGCCCATGTGTTATGGGTAAAGTTATGCCGTATGGTTGTGTGCCGATTGCCATTTTATATACGTTTTGCTTTTGCCTTGGCGTCGATTGCCTTCATCATTTGAGAATAATCGCGAGTCAAAGCCGTTGCTACTGCGGCGACTTCTTTGTTTTCTGCCAATACTTGCTTTGGTAGGTTTGCGATGGTATCCATAGCCGATGGACCTGTATCCGCTTCTAATGGAACACCGCCCACGGTTTCGTTCAATACAGCATTTAACGCCGGATTGGTGGAGAATATGCGAGGTGCTTGTACAGGTGCCTGTTTCAATGGAGCATCCAGTGCAACACTTGGGCTTCTTCTAGGAGCAGCCGCTGGTTGAACTGGTGCGGTGGTACCTTGTTCACTTAATACCGTTTGATTGGAAATTTTTTCTGCCAAAACTTCCATGAGAAATTGCGGGAGAGAATTATTAATTTCTTCCCGAACGACTGTTCTGATGATTTCTACTAGTTCTGTCTTTTTCATATATATGATTCCTTATATAAATATAACCTATTTTTGATAATTATCCCGTTGGTGGCGTGTTGAATGCGGTTATTTTGCTTCCAATCGCCGATGTTGCACCTGATACTGGGTTTGATATTGCTGACAAACTTAAATTTGATGTACCGGCGGATAAATTTACGGTTGGCGTCATGTTTGATAATGACAGATCACCGGTCAAACCGCCTACGGATGTATTTGCAGCGTCTGTAACAGCACTGGTTGCACCAGAAACAGAATCTTGTATTCCTTTAAGCTGGTCCTGCATACCGGACACGCCGGTTTGATCTAATGCACCTTTTACAGCATCGCCCGCTTGATTTTTTAAATCTCCAATTGCCTCACTCACCAAATCTTCGGCTAGAGATTTTAATATCGCACTTGGATTGCCCGAAGATAATGCCGAAATTATAGCTATTGCCCCGCCGACCATAGCCATATTTATTTTAAGGCCGGGTGCAAACGGTGGAACTATGGTTGTATACTTTGTAATTTTGTCCGCTATAAATTTTGGTCCAGCGCCAAGAAGAATGCCCGCTTTATCAAGTCCTGGAATTTTTGGCATCGCTGGCAAATTCAATTTTGGTAATACCGTGTTAAAACTTGGAAGACCGGCTGTTCCTAATGCACCGGTTAAAGATGAAGGTCCACCAAACGCGGCAGATATACCGCCGATTGAAGTCGGTGCCCCGAAAGCAGCGGCGGCACCCGCCAATGTTGTTGGAGCACCCACGGCTGCGGCAAGACCGCCTATACTTGTTGGCACAGCTGCGGCAGAAATACTACCAAGTGATAGATTTGAAGTATTTGTAAAATTTACCGTCGGAGTTAATGAACCCAAAGATAATTTTGGCGAAGGAAGTGCTGGTACGGATGAAAAAGATGGTAAATTTGCGCCAACTGACACCGTACTTGATGCGCTTGACAAAGATATAGTGGGCGCAGTAAATTTAGGAATTGTTGCTTCTAATAGTGGCATATATTTTAATCATCTCCGCCAGCAACAAACACTCTGCCACTCATAAGCGAACTTAATTGTGAACGAAGTGCAAGCAAACTAATTTGTTGTGCTTTTAGTGAAAGTATTTGATCAGCCCACATAACAGACGCCGGTGGAAGTATAGGAAGCAACGTTGGGCCAGTCTTTGTTAAATGGGTGTGCAATTGTAAGGCGGCGAGCACCTCTAGTTGAGTATTGACGTTCAATAGCATCCAATCGCACATTGCATACATCCAAGCTACAGTGCTTCTTCCTAGCAATGCTGGTTCATATGTCTTACCGTGATCTCCCAAATATATTTTTGGAGAATTGATTGTAGTGGTCTTTAACGCCGTTAGTGTTATTCTGTCCTTGCAAGATATAGAAATTGAATCATCACTGGTCATTCCTATTTTATTTTTTGAGAAGAAGAACATCTCATTAGCTTTTGACGAAAATACTAATCTGTCGCTGTTTATTACAATCTGGTCGCCATCTAGTTTTGGTAACTGCACCGGCGAAGTTCCGTATATTATCGGATGCGTCGTCGTTGGTTTAAATTTAGAAATTGTTTTACCAGAAGTAAAATGTATAGAAGAACCGTCGTTGTTTATATCTTCTGATGTATAACCTTTTGCCGTAAATCCTTGTGCATTTTTAACAGGTGCTTGGCGATTTCTAAACAAAATCATTGGATTGCCCGCACCGTCTTTATACTCTCCACCGGCACCAGCATCGTTGGCTCTGTTGTCATCATATGCTCCAAATCGTATGCTAGATCCAAAGCGAGATTCTAATATAGTATCTCCTTCATACCTTTTGAGTGCTCGGATATGATGGTTAAACTTGAAATAACTTCCAAGAACTCCTGTATAATTTTCTCCACCAGAAAAATTCATGGTAGACTTTGGACCAGTATATTCTTTACCGGTATATTCATTTGTATTTTGTTCTACAAATCCAGAAACTCTTTCAGTTATAAAACTGGCATTGCTGTTTACAACAGACTTGAAGTTTATCTTCTTTGTATAAAAATATTTGTTTAGATACTTTCCAACAATAACAACTTCGTTCATTAACGGATACTCGGTTACTCCAGTATTTTCTATTGGAAATGCCCAAGCAAGTTGTTCTTTATCTTTGCCACGCTCGCTGTTTAGAAATCTAAACTTTATTCTGCCAATCAAACTGTAATCTTTGTCGCCAACAATTGGCTCACTTCCATCAATATTTGGCGGCCAATCTACCACATCAAGTTCCGTGTTTGAAAATTCTGGATGCGATTCGTCCAATATAACATCTAATACAACCGCTTCTTCCAATTCATAAAAATATGAGCTGTCTGGCTTGCGTTCAATAACAAATCTTTTTGACGCAAGCAAGTCGTCTTGCTTGATATTCAAATCACTACGACGGTCTGTGTGGGTATATGACATTTTATTTTGATTTATCTTTAGCGGTTTCTTCTGGCTCTTTTACCGCTTTGGCAGTTTCTTCTATAGCAGACATAAGTTGTTTCTTTTCTTCGTCTGTTAGTATAGTTCCACCACCTTCTCCATCTGGACCAATCTTGCCGCTCATCAATCTTTGGACGATGGCGGCAAGTTTAATTAGTTGTTCGTCATTTCTAATTCCTATGTCAAAATATTCTTTTAACAATGGAACGATAGTAACGGCATCATTTACGGTTTTTATCATTTCCCGTAAATCTGTAATCAATATATCAATTTGGTTCTTCTTTTCTTCCGAGTTAGACACTATGTCCTTACACAAAGAGGCAAAGCTTTTTCCCTTGTATAATTCAAATTCGTGAGTTTCCATACACTATAAATAGTCTATTGTATATATAATTATACCTCAATAACACCACGATCTAGATATTCGCTTTTTATAACGGATTGAGGCCCGGCCATTTTGTTAATGACTTTGGTAATATGTTGTGTTTGGCAGTCGGCAATTTCTCGTATATATAGATATAATGCCTTCTTGTTGAACACGTCTATTCTGTCAGCGTTTCTAAATATCTCAACAACAGCATTAGCAATCTTCAAATCTCTTTCTTTTGTGAAGTGCTTGCCAACATTCTTGTCCCAATATTCAACCATTAGTTTAATAAACTCTCTGGTTTCGCTTTCTTGCTTTTCGTGTTCTGGCTCAACTACAAACTCACCGGCATCACCTGTTTGTTCACATATTTCAACATGCTTCTTGAAGCGTCTGTATGTGGTATTGTTATCTAATATAAACCAGTGCTTGGCTACAATACTAAAATAACTAAATGCTTTTCCTTTACCCTTTTCATACTTGCTCATATTAGCAACCATGTGAGAAATGGCTTGCTTTTGAATTTCTAGCGGACTTACATCAGCATAACTGAACTTGAATGTGTTATATACATTCTCGGCAATCTTTCCAAAGGCACCCTGAATACTTTCGTTGTAGATTCTATCTTTTTCTCTTGAATCTTCTGTTTCGTTATATGCTACAATAGCATCTTCCGTGGCTGGAGTAAAATATACATTTGATACTTTCTTTTCTGGCACAACTCCGTCAATTGATTCTACTTTTTTCTTTTTTCCCTTTGGTCGGCCACGCGGTCTGGAAATCTTTTCTTCTATATGTGAAGAGTCTTCAACTTGAATAACTTTTAACTTTATTTTACCTTTATTCTTTTTAATCGTCTTTGGTTTTTGTTTATTTGAAACTTTTTTGATAGCCTTTTTCTTTTTTGCGGGCTTTTTTGACTTGGCAATTTTTTTACGCTTCTTCATATTATTTTATTCTTTCGTTGAATTCTTTTGTGACCCGCAATATTTCGGAAAAAACAAATCCAACGTCGTCGTCTTTTTCAAAAAGATTTTTGTCATCTACCATTTTTAATCTGGCATGTACATTCTCAATTTCTCCACGGAAAAAACTTACCCACTCTTCGTACACTTCAACCTTCTTTACAAGATTGAAACATGCATATGCTAGTGAGCAAGTTGATATGAAAAACAGAACCATCAATGATATTATTATCCACATATTTTATTCCTCGGTTTCTTCGGAAGATTCGTCGGCTTCATAACCCAACTCTTCTTTTAATATTATTAAAGCATCTTCAACCGCTGGCCAATTGCGGCTTTCTAACGCATGTTCAAGTAATTCTTTAATTTCTTCTAGATTATCAGGATCGATATTGTTCATATTATATAATTTTCCAACCTTCACCAATTAGTTCCAAAGCTTTTTTGTATTTGATATATTGCGTTTGACCATCTTTTTCAACCACAACTTTATCATTGCGACCATGCTTGACTGCGGATTTAGTCGGCGCAACAAATCTTACACCGTCGTCTGTCATAAGAATACCATTTAGATGGTCAATCTCGTGTTGAACTACTACAGATTCCAAAATACCATAATCATCTCGTGTGCTTTCTTGCGTCATTGGCTCAACGTCTGGACCAAATGGCATTGGATTGGCGTGGTTTAAAGTGGAAACTGTAACCTTTGTTGTTCTCAACGTTGTGGTTTGTTTGCCCGGCAAACTTAAACAACCTTCAAGGTATACAAGCTTTTCTGAACCAGATTCTGTAACAATTGGGTTCATGAGTATAACTGGCGGGCGATCTTTTCTAGCCCGAATCACAGACACACTTTTTGGTATTCCGATTTGATTGGCTGATAATCCCAACCCGTATGGCAATCCATTTAGTGTCTCGATTAGTTTATTTGCGATATCATTACCTTCTTCGATAGAGGCAACCGGTGTTGTTTTCTTGTGAAGATAATCTTTATTTTTGACAATTTTGTAACTCATATTTGTGTGAATAGTATTATATACAACTCACATATATATGTTTATGTTTTAATTTGTCAATATATAATAAATAAAAATTTAAAATATTAAGCGCGAGGCTTGCCGCTTGTGATTCCGTGTGGAACTCTTGGTGGTGGTGGAACTGGTGAAATAAATTCACCTTCCACTGTTGCCGGTGAAAATGAAACTTGTTCGGGTTCTATCAACTCGGTTGGAGTTGGAGCGACTGTTTCTTCTACAACCGGTGTTGGAGTTGGAGTGGGAGTTTCCGTTGGCTCCGGCGTAGAAGTTGGTTCTGGCGTAGAAGTTGGTTCTGGCGTAGAAGTTGGAACGGGGGTTGGTGTGGGGGTTGGTTTTGGAGTTTCTTCCACCAATACCTCTGGTTTTTTATTTTTACCCATTAGCATGTTGAAAACAAGAATCAAACATATCGCCAATGGATCGAACACACTCATGATCAGCCATATAAAATAGTTTACAGCATCGTCCAATGGAATATTTAGACTCTTGGCAATAAACTTAAATGTACCTACGTCTGTATGAACGATTTTTTCTTTGCTTATATCATTCTGTGCGTGCAATTCTTGAATGGTTGCTTGGTCTTCAATTATCTTCTTTTTGTTTTGTTCTATCAATTCTCCTTTTTTTACATTAAGAGCTGCAATTTTTTCATCACATTCTTTGTTATATGCTGAAATTGATACTATTGCGTCCGCGTTTTCTTTTTCCAAACTCTTGATATTTGCTTCGGTTTCTCCTCTTTGAGATTTAGCACGACCTTCAATTGCTGCAACACGGTCATTATATTCCTTTACTTGTGCAGCATAACCAGCACGCAGTTTTTCTATTCTATCTTGAGAATTTTTAATCTGAACGTCGATGTCGTCGCGGTCTTTCTTTTGAAGGTCTTTGGTTGTTCTAGCTTTATCTAGTCCATTTTTCTTGAACATGCCACCCGTACCTTCATCAAGCCATCTTTTAACTTCTTGGTCCAATATCTCTAAACGAGAGTTATATAACTTGATTTGTTCAAGTTCCTTTGCTGTATCGGAGTCTAGTGATGCTTTGGCTACATCAAGTGCTTGTTTAGCAGTTGTTATATCGCCCGATGCATCTTTTGTGTCTGTTGCAGATCTTAGTTTTTCTATTTGTTTATTGCGGTCGTCTATAAGTTTGAGACGCTGTTCAGCAAAACTTTTTCTAGTAGTATCAACAGCTTCAATTTCGCTTTGATTATAAGTGTCCTGTTTCAAGAACGATATTCCCTTGTCAAGTTCTTGTATCTTCGTTGTATTTAGCTCTATTTGGCGTTCATAGCCCTGTACGGCTATTGATGTTGCGGTATATCCCGCACTCAAATAACCATAAATACCAACGGAGGTTATAACCATCAATAATATTGTGGCCAACACCAAGTATGTTTTAAGCCACAGGGTTATTTCATCCCATTTTTGCTTTAGAAAAGTTGCAGTGATGATTTTGCCAACCTCCAATGCCGTTCCCATAACTATTATAGAGATGCCACCCCCGACGAATAGTAGGGTCAAGCCTACGATACTAAAATATGCTCCACATGCTGCTATAGCAATGGCGGAAAGTAACACGAAAAATGCCAAAAGTCTCATACTTGTATAATGGTTATAATTGTACTATATAAATAGTGTATATACTATAAAAAAACAGCCCCCGATTTCTCGGGGGCTGAATTTAGGGGCAGTTTGGACAAGTCCGTTTTACCCTCCACCATCTTCTTTATTGGGAGAAGAACCCATATAACCTTTGATACTCACACACTCTGTAACATTTATTTCACTTTGTCAAGATTATAAAAGCTTAACTTTGGTAGGTTTTTCTTCTTCAACTTTCAGTCTTGGCAAATCGACGGTAAGCAGTCCATCTTTGAAATCTGCTTTTATTTTCTTTTTGTCGAC